CTCGAAGGAAAGCTGCATGTTCCGGAGCGAGTGGCTCCAATACTACAATGCAGTTCCTGGATCTGGCATCACTGTTCTTGCAATTGATCCAGTTCCGCCTCCGAGTGCTGCGATGGAGAAGCGGAGAGATGTTATCTCGACGGATTTTGAAGCGCAGAGCGTTTGGCGGCGTTATGGCGACAAATTCTATCTATTGGAGTACTCGTTGATGAGAGGTCATCAACCTGGGTGGACTCTTGCGAAGTTTTTTGAACTCGCGACGCGGTGGCGGATCAATACTGTGTCCGTCGAAGGTGTGGCTTATCAAAAGGTCTTGAAATGGATATTGGAGCAGGAGATGACGCGGCGGCAACAGTGGTTCACGATCAACACGTTCGACGATATACGATCCAAGCCTGTTCGGATCAACTCAATTCTTGCGGGGCCAGCATCAGCCGGGAGGTTGTGCGTGAGGCCGGAGCATGGAGAGTTCGTTACGCAATTTTCCGAGTACCCGAATCTAGAGCACGAAGATTTGTTGGATTCGAGTGCAATTGCTGTGTCTGCATTGTCTAAGCCGTGGATGGATGTTGTCGACGAGAAAGGATTCATTGATAATAAAGGTGTTCCGAAGCTGAAACTGGTGAGGAGTTGTCCATGAGTTTGCGAGAGGAGGCACTCAAATGTCCAGTATGACAAGGAAGATTCCAAAGGATAGCGATCAACACAAGAGGTTGGTTAAGGCGCTCGAGGTCCGGATCAAGTTCGGTCTGAAGGCGCAGACGCAGTTCGTTAAGCAGTGGGAACAAGCAGAAGAGAGCGTTCTTGCGTATTTGCCGGAAAATGAATTCGACGCCTTGCGTCGAACCAGTCGAGAGCGTGGTCAGCCGCGTTATACCACGCTCCAGATTCCCTATAGTTATGCGCTACTTCTTACCGCGCATACTTACTGGACGAGTGTATTCTTTGCCAGAAGCCCTGTACACCAGTTTGCAGGAAGGCACGGAGAAAGTGAGCAACAGGTCCAGGCAATCGAAGCGTTGGTTTCGTATCAAGTGGAAGTGGGGCAGATGCTGGCGCCGTATTATATCTGGCTGTATGATGTGGGAAAATATGGAGTGGGCATACTGGGAAGCTATTGGTGTGTAGAGGATATTCAGTATTCGAATCTGAGCGAAAGTGTCGACCCTATGACGGGGAAGGCGACAAAGATTCAGGAGACTTTTCGTATTCCTGGATATAAGGGAAACAAGTCGTATAATGTGTCGCCGTTCGACTTCATTCATGATGCACACTTTCCGATCGGGAGGTTTCAGGAAGGGGAGTTCTGTGCCGTTCGAAAGGTAATGGGGTGGAATGAAATTGTGAAGCGATTGGAGCAGGGCTATTATATGAATACGGAGTTCATCCCGAAGGCGACGGAGGCTGGGAAGGTAAATGCGGGGTCTTCCGCCCTCATTCGACCGGAGGAGCCGGGGTCGTTCGCGGAGATGGGAGATTCGAGCGTCGATCATCCGCAATCGGTAACCATTTGGGAAGTATATGTTGACTTGATTCAGAGTGAGTGGAGTCTCGGTGAATCGAAGTATCCAGAAAAGTGGGTATTCACTGTCACCAGCGATTATCATGTCGTGATTGGTGCTCAACCGCTCGGCGCAGCCCATGGACAGTTCCCGTTTACGGTGGCGGAAGCGGAGGTCGAAGGATATGGAGTATTCAATAGAGGAATCCCAGAGATCATCAGACCTGTACAGAACACAATGGATTGGTTGCTCAACACGCATTTTTACAACGTGCGGGCGTCGCTTAACAACCAATTCTTGATCGATCCGTCGAAAGTCATCATCACGGATGCAGAAGATGGAGGCCCCGGTTTCATCTATCGTCTGAGGCCGGAGGCGTATGGAAGTGATGTGAAGCAATTCTTCTATCAGGTTCCTGTGCAAGACGTGACGCAACAGCATATGGTTGATCTGAACTCGATGTTCGGCATCGGGGAAAGGGTAATGGGTATCAACGATCAGATGTTCGGGGCGCAGAGCGGGGGAAGGAAGACCGCGACAGAGGTGAGAACGAGCACCGGATTTGGAGTCAATCGGCAGAAAACGCAATGCGAGTACATGTCGGCGGCGGCGTTTTCGCCGCACGCGCAGATGCTCGTTCAGCATTCGCAGCAGTTCTATGATGGGACGACGAAATTGAAAATTGTGGGAGATCTGGCGTTGATGGCGGGGCCGCAATTTGTAGATGTCCGGCCGGAGTTGATTGCCGGGTTCTTCGACTTTGTGCCAGTTGACGGCACTTTGCCGGTGGATAGAATGGCGATGGCGAATCTCTGGCAAGGCATCATGAATCAGATGCGGGCGTATCCGATGCTCTTAACGCAGTTTGACATTGCGAAGGTGTTCACGCATGTTGCGGGACTTGCGGGGATTCGGAATATCAATCAGTTCAAGGTCCAGGTGATGCCAAATGGGATGCTTCCGCCACAGGCGCAGGCTGGGAATGTCATTCCGCTTCGTGGACCGGGGGCGCCGGGCGCTTCGCCGCAAGGAGGAGGAGCGCCAGCGCCAACTCCACCAAGCCCTAGCCCGAGTAATGGAGGAGAGCTAGATGCCGGATACTAGACTTCCGTTATCGAAGGATGATCGCGAGCACTTGCGGTTGGCGAGGGAGTTGGAGGGACTCATTGTCAATCCAGGATGGAAGCTCTATACGCAATTGATTGAGCATCATTTGAAGACAAAACAAATGGAGGCGGAGGCGGTAGCGAAGAATATGGATGAGGCGTTGTTCCAAAATGCTGCCAAGGGGGCCATTGCCGCGTTTCGCCTGTGTCTTGGATTGCCAGAGGGTATTATTCGGGTAGCAAAAGATATTCGAGGTAAGAGTGGTGAGGATGTAGAATGAGTCTCTTTGGAAAAGATTTCCGAATAGCGTTTGCACAAGAAGAGGGCGGTGCCGCAGGGGCTACTACTCCCGCCCCCTCCGCTGCCGCAGCGGAACCGGCGCCGTCCTCTTCGCCGCAACCAGTGACTCCGTCAAAGGTGAGTGGCGAGACCACTCCTGGCGCCGCTGAAAGAGCGTCGACAAACGAATTCGATGCGCTCGGACTAGAAGAGTTCGAGGTCGAAGAGACTTCGCAGCCGGATACGGGTCCGGCGGTGGAGAAGCCGCCTGTAGCGCAGCCCAAACCTGCGAAAGCACCCGTCGTGGAGCCAGCAGCTCCGCCTCCTGTGCAGACGCAGCCTTCGAGCGAAGCTCGGGCGCCGGACCAGGAGGGTGGAACTCCGCCCCCGTCGGGTCCGGAGGCGATCATACAAGGGCTAGAAGTTCCGGAAACAGCCAGACAACTTCAAGAGTGGATGTCCCAGAACACCTATGCCTTGTCGCAAGCGGAGAAGGATGCACTGGACACTGATGCTGTCGGTACGATACCGAAGCTGATGGCGAGGGTGCATCTGGAAGGGACGAAGAATGCGCTTAAACTGATCTCCACGCTGGTTCCGCAGCTGGTGGAGAGTGGGGTGAGTCGCATATTGCAGCAGAAGGAAAGGGGTTCGGAGGCTTTGAACGAGTTCTTCAAAGCTTGGCCGCAGTTGAGTGCAGGTGAGCATTCAACTCTGGTCAATGACTTTGCGAGGCTCTATCGGGCGTCGAATCCGAGAGCGAGTAGGGCCGATGCGATCAAGTTTGTCGGCGCCGCCGTTCATGCCCATTTGGGCCTTCAACTTGCTGCACCTCCGTCGACGAATGGAGGCGCAAGTGCGCCTTCGGGGGCTTCGCCCCCGCCGTTTGCTCCAGCCCGACCGGGAGCGCGGCCGATTGCACAAGTCCAGGTGGAGGAGAATCCTTGGATGAACCTCGGCAAGGACTTTGAGGACTAGACTAGATAAAGGAAAGGGAGCGCCAAAATGAGTGGCGTGGCCGGACTAAGAGGGACTGGCGATTGGGGGACGGATGAGCGCCCTAAAGATTTTCGCGAGTCGATCCTCTTCTTTTCCCCGAACGGGGATTCCCCGATCTTTGCTCTGACGAGCAAGGCGGGGAAGAAGACCGTGAGTGACCCCGAATTTTCGTGGTGGGCGGAGTCGCAGAATCACGTGCGGTTGACGAACAGCGTCGCGCTGACGGCAACGGATACCACGATTACGGTGGCGGCGACGTCGATCGATCCGACGGCGACGCAGATGGCGAACCTCTACGGAACGGCGACGCATTTGAAGGCTGGTGACATCCTTCAAGTGGAGCCGGCGACGGATTCGAGCGTCTATACGCCTGAGTTCCTCGAGGTGACTGGCGTTATCTCGGACACCAGTTTCACCGTGACAAGAGGTGCCGCAGGCACTACTGCCGTGTCGCAAACAGCGACGGCGGCGTTTACGCTGATTTCGAGTGCGTATGCGGAAGGAACGCCGGCGCCGCGGGCGGTCTCGAGGAATCCGGTGAAGTTCTTCAACTATACGCAGATCTTCAAGAATACGTATGAGATCAGCGGAACGGCGGATGCGACGACGGCAAGAACGGGAAGTGCGTGGTCGAATGATAAGAAGCGGAAGAGCTTCGACCATGCAAGGAATATTGAAATGTCGATGCTTTTCGGACTTCGGGCGGAGACCACCGATCCGGTGACTGGGAAGCCGAAGCGTTTCATGGGGAGCATGAGGAGCTTCATTCCGCCGTCGAATACGACTGTGTTTGGGACGGCGGTGACCGCTGCGCTCTTCTCGGATGCGATCGCCCCGGCGTTCGACTTCGACATGGGTGGAGGGGATACGCGGATTGGGTTCTGCGGGAATTTCGCGAGGACGGAGATTGGAAAGGTGATCCAGGCAACGACCGGGATCAAGATCGAACTGGGAAATCCCGTGAAAATGTTCGGGATCAACTTCCAGGAGTTCATCTTGCCGATGGGGAGGCTGTTGCTGAAGAGCCATCCGCTCTTGTCGAGGCATCCACTGTGGAAGAAGAGCTTGTTCGTGCTCGACTTCAGCGCCGTGAAGTATGTCGCCCTCAAAGGGCGAGATACGAAAACCCAGGATGACGTGCAAACGAAGGACGAGGACGTCCGACGCGGCTTCATCCAGACCGAATGTTCGATGATGGTTGACGGGGGCGGGCTGTCGTGCGCGTACCTCGGCAATATCTCGGCGACGTAAGGAGGATGGACTATGCGACAGCGATTGGACGATCCGATCCTCGATGGTGCAGTTACTTGGAGAGGGACGGCGAGTTCACGGGTGGGCTTTTTCGGCGCGACGCCGGGGGCGCAGCCTGCGAGTGTCTCTCAGGCGGTGGTGGCGACCACTGCTGCGACGAACGGTGGTTCGCCGTTCGGATATACGACGTCGACACAAGCTGACGGTATTGTCAGGTTGGTCAATCAACTCCGATCGGATTTGGTGACGTTGGGCATTATCAAGGGCTCGGCTTGACGCCCGAACTGGAGGGGGCGCGTTGCCCCCTCCTCTTTTGCGCCCTGCGGGCGCAGGGAGTGGAAGATGGAGAATGGAAAGACGCGGCAAGTCTTTATTGCGGTTGCGAGCTATTCGCAAAAGACTTGTACTGCTTTCACACATTCGCTATTGAAGACGATACCGGAGCTTTCCGCGAGGGGCTATACCGTCCATGTGGAAACGCTGTGCAACGATGCTCTCATTGCGAGGGCCAGGAATACGCTCCTTAGCGTATTCTATCATCGTAATTATGATGATTTGGTTTTTATCGACGATGATATGGGGTGGGAGGACGGCGCCGTATCTCGTTTGCTCGATCATCCCGTCGAGTTGGTGGGAGGACTTTATCCTGTCAGAAAGGATAAAGAGGAATATATGTTGCGGTGGGAGGAAGGAAAGAAGACTGCACAGCTCGATCCGGCGAATGGATTGCTCGAGGTCGACTGCATTCCGACTGGGTTCATGCGGATAACGAGAGCTTGCGCCGAGAAGATGATAAACGCTTATAGCGAACGGTGGTATCATGAAGATAGCGGCGCTGTGGAAAAGTCATGGGCCGTGTTCGATTGCATGATGATTGATAATCGGTATTGGGGGGAGGATTTCCTCTTTTGCCAGCGATGGAGGAAGATTGGGGGCCGCGTGTGGGTGGACCCGTGGCTGAAGTTTAAGCATGTCGGGGAAAAGGTCTATGAGGGCTGCTTCGGAACGTATAAGCGGAGAGAAGTGTTGGCGCGGATCGCCGCGGAAGGACGTGGCGAGAAGGTGGAGCCGGATGCATCGGGGAATGCATGCCCGGCTCCGAATCTGGAAGGAGAGGTGGTAGTAAAGGGTCTCCAGGAGAGTCCTGGAAAGCTCTCCTTGGAGGCCATTTCACAAGACAAGAGGATGGAGGCGGCAGAATGAGCCCGACAAGGAAGAAGAAAGAAACCCATGAAGCACGTCCGGTGGATGTAGGACAAGAAGATCCCGTGCCTGTAGAGCGCGTAGCGCCTGTGGAGCGCGTAGCGCGACCACAAGTCGTTGAGGTTTTGTTGAAGGAGGGAGGAGTCTGGGAGCCTTTTGAGGTGGGGAAAACTGCGAGCAATCAAGGCTATCTCATTCATTCGATTAAGTTCGATGAGGGAAGCACCTGGGATCCTATTCATGGGTGGGGCGAATGAGTATCGTCTTCTGTTGTCCGACGCGTGGGAAGCCGGAGTACCTCAACGACTTCCTGGCGCAGACGATTGACAAGAGTCGTTTGCCGGACATAACATTTGTGGTTGGAATAGATGCTGATGAGGAGGAAAAGTATGCCAAGTCGGAACTTCGAAAACACAAACAAGTCGTTTGGAGTGTCGAGCCAAGAGAAGATTCGCTTGGAGCGAAGTTCAATCGTTGCGTCAAAGCGGCGCCGGGAGCCGATTGGTACATCATGGGAGTCGACGATCTCGGGTTACAGACAATTGCCTGGGACGTCTATGTCTCGCAACTTGCTGAGCATTACGACGACGGAGTCGGGATCGTCAATTTTGGTCGCCAGTGGAATGAACCGGGGCTTCCTGCGTTTCAGATGAGTTCAGCGAAGTTCATCGAGCTCCAGGGCTGGTTCATGGCGCCGTTCTTCCCCTTCTGGTGGCACGATACGTGGAATGTGGAAATGGGGCAGCTCATCGGAAGGAATATGTATATTGATATTGAGGTGAGATATCCGAAACAGGAGCCGATGACGCCGCGGAGAGATATCGAGAAGTGGGCATTGTTCTTCGATTTGACGCGTCCCTTGCGCGTCAACAAGGCGAGGCAAATGATGGAGAAGATGAATATTCCTGGGTGGAGGAAATATGAGCTGATCCAGATGGTCCCGCAATGGATTGCGGAGAGGGAGAATGTGAATTCGCGTTGTCGAGATCCGTTGTGGGGATTGAAGTTCCAGGCGGAGAGGGTAACGGATGACGTCGATGAAAGGCATCAGCGGTTGCAGGAGCAAGCGCAAGCAATCCTCTTGAGAATGGAGCAAGAAGAGAAGAAGGTTGAGGATGTTCCAGAGGCGAAGGCGGCGTAGGGGGACATTGGGAGCGGGTCTAAAGGCCCCCTTCAACGGAGAAGCTCTAGGCTTTGTGACAACTCTGAGTTTGTTCGTTTTGCTGGTGGCGCGGATGTATTTGGATTCGTGGAGGTCCGGATGACTGGTGCAGAGGCGATTGCGCAGATTCAGCAGGGGCTCGGGTGGCGGTCGGATAAAGCTGTCGAGATTCTGGCTGCGTTGAACTTTGCGCAAGACGAGCGGGAGCAACCTGGAAAGACACTCCCGTGGTATTTGTTGTCGGAGGATCAGCCACTTGCCGTTTCGAGTGGAGTGCAGGCGGTGAGTCTGCCGACGGGTTTTATTAAGGAGGTGGAGGAGAGAGATGGAAACCTGCGGTATCAGCCGAATGCAACGTCGCGAACACTCTTCCTCACTAAGACTTCATATGAGAATGCTGAAAAGTTCTTTTTTGGTGACTGGCGTGTGGAGGACCTCAGCGCAACGGCCTCGGTTGCTACTGTTGTCATTGGGGCGCCGCGGGCCTACGTCTTACGAAGCAACACGATTCGCGTATATCCGAAGCCTGATGCGGATTATACGCTGACGTGGAGCTATTGGAGCCACGACACGGATATTACAAGTGGATCTTCGACGAATCAATGGTTGACGTATAATCCGTGGGTTATTGTGGGCGAAGCTGGGTTGAAGATGGCGGCGGATCTGCAAAATCAGGCGGCAACGCAGAAGTTTGCCACCATTTTGCAGAGGGCGGAAATGAACCTCATGGCGAGTGTTGTGGAAAGGGAGCTTTCGGGAAGGCGGTTGGCAATGGGGAGCAGGCTTTGAAGCTTGAAGGAAGATGGGATTAGAAACTCCGACGTATGTCTCTGATCTTGTTCCGACGAATCCGGTGTCAACGGATTTGCGGAGTCAAGGCGACGATCATATTCGGAATTTGAAGATTGCGTTGCAGAATACGTTTCCGAACGCGTCGAGGGCGCTGTTTCTGCCGACGACGACGGTGAAGAGTGCAGATTTCACTGTTCTTTCGACGGACATCAATAAGATATTTCTAATCAACACGGCGGCGCCGTCAACGTCGTTGAATGTGACGTTGCCGGCACTAACGGCGTCGAATGATGGGTGGTTTTGCCACTTCATGAAGACGAATAGTGGCGCGACGCCGTATATGGTGAATCCGGCGAGTGGCACGTTGCAGAGTGGTGCGCTTTCGGGTCTTTCGCGAACGAGAAGAGCTATTCCTGGTGTGCCGGTGGCGGCGTTCTGGACGGGGTCGGCATGGATTATTGAGAGAGCGACGCTGTCTCCGGTTGGAGCCATTCTCGATTTTTCGATGAGTACTGCTCCAGTCGGGTTCGAGCTTGCATATGGACAGACGTTGACGAGTTCGCAACTGTATCCTGACTATTTCGCGGCGGCTGCGAGTCTGGTGGTTGTGGATCGTCGCGGAAGGGTCGGTGTCGGACGCGATGACATGGGTGGAAGCGCCGCCGGAAGAGTTACAAGTGCTGGGAGCGGTATAACTGGAACGTCGTTAGCGGCGGCGGGTGGTTCGCAAAACGTGACGTTGACGGCGACAAATATTCCGGAAATAGGGGGAATAACAACGTCGACCATTGCGCCAGCTGCGCCGACTGCGACGACTTTTGCGCGAGCAATTACTGCGAGCACTGGCCCCGTTACTGTTATGACCGATGTGACGAATGCGCTGATTGCAAATCAGAGTCTGGGAAATTTCTTAGTGTCGTCGAATTGGACCCATTCACATGGAGTCACGGTGGGAACGAGCAGTCCGACTGCGGTCAATAACATGCCGCCGTCCATAATCACGAACAATCTAGTCGTAGTGGAGTGACCGCGAAGCGGTCCAACAGGGAGCGACGCGAAGCGCCGCAGTGGAAAATGGCTGATGGAAATGAGGTCAAGAAGCCTGGTGACTTCGGTGGAGGCCAGGGAATCAACAAGATGCCGATCAGAGACGACTTCGAGAAGGAGATGCGGAAGAAAGGGTTCGCTGATGATAAAGAGGCGAATCTTCCGCGAACCTTGAGGGAGGAGGACTAAGTGCGGTTAGTGGTGGCGTTCGCGATATGGTTCTTGTTGGTGGCTGGCACCGAAGGTGCCATCAAGAAGAGGAATCCGATTACTGAAGGGCCGGATTTGCCGTATTCGTGCGCCACCGTTCGCTTTTGGGCGAGTGTTATGACGGCTGAGCAGTTGGAGGCGTGGGGGAGAGCAAATGGGGTGATTTTGACGGCGAAGCAGAGAAGGCAGGCGCGAGCCTGTTTGGGATTAGGATGAGTTCGGAAAGGCCAATGTATTCGCTAATGTGGCCCATATACGCGAAGTATTGGGACACGATGAAGCTTTCAAATGCGAATGCGTCGCGCGTCATCAAGGCTTGTGAGAACATTGTCCGATCTAAGAAACGATATCTAAATGCGGAAAAGGATAGTGGCGTCCCGTGGTATATGATCGGGCCGCTCCATATGCGAGAGAGTGGATTGGATTTTTCGACGCAGCTTGCGCAGGGCGATCCGCTGAATCGTGTCAGTGTACATGTGCCAAAAGGGCGTGGACCATTCAATAGTTGGGAGGAGGGGGCATATGACGCTTTGGTGCGGCTAAAGGGTTTGCAGAGGGTGATTGATTGGAGGCTGGAGAAGATCCTTTATTATTGCGAAAATTATAATGGTTGGGGATATTGGTCTTATCATGGAAAGATGCCGAGCCCATATGTTTGGGGGGCGACGAGTGTGCAGAAGCCGGGAAAGTATGTTGCGGATGGCGTTTGGAGTTCGACAACGATGGACACACAAATCGGGTGCGCCATTATGATTCGAGTGCTTTCGCAGATGGAAAAGGTCATACTGGTCCGAGAGGACTGAAAGAGGAGAATGGAAAATGACGCAGGAACAGTTAACAGGGTTGATTCGCGCCGTCCTCCAAGCGGCGGGTGCTGCTGCGACGCTTTTTGGAATCATAAGTGCAGATCAAGTCAGCACCGTGACGGCGTGGCTCTTAGAGATTCTCGGGCCAACGTCGATTATCGGTGGAGTAATCTGGTCATGGATTTCTAACTCGAAGAAGGCCCTCATCCAGTCGGTCGCGGCTATGAATGAGACGAGTGTGGAAGGGAACAAGATCATAGTCCACGATAAGACGCTTGCGACGGCGGCGGTTCTTGCGTCTACGCCGACGACGAAGTCGTGAAATGTCCTGGTTCGCGATCATTTCTTTGGTCCTCCAACTGGTGTCAACACTCGTTCGGATGGGGCAGGAGAAGAAGTGGATTACGGAAGGTGAAGATCGCGAGATTGCAAAGAATCTGGCGAAAACACTGGAGTTGACACGTGCCGGGAAAATCATTATGGAAAGGCTTGTTCAGCTTAGCGATGATGAGCTTGATGACCTCTTGCGGAATTTGGAGGGAAAACCGGGCGCAGGTGATAAATAGCTTCTGCGACGCATATCAAAGGGTGATTGTTGATCCTGGAGATGGAAAGATTGTTGCGGCGCGGAAGGTGAAAGAGAGGTTGGCGGCGAACGAGACGCTCTATCAATGCAAATGCGTCAATGCAGAGTTGCAGATTTGTGAGAAACTTCAGTGAAACAGTCAAACCCGGAGGACGGTGCCTTGCGCGCCGACACTGGTCCTGGTATCCCGAGTCAAGATCCAAGTGCGATGACATGGCAGGCTTTGTTGCGAGAAAACTTCTGGTTGAGGGAACTGATCGAATCGAAATTGGAAAAGGTGGAGCAGCGACAAGATTCGAACGATATGGCTGTTCGACTACTCCAGGCGTTTGCGGATCGAACGCCGACAACGATGGATGTGCAGAACAAGATAGAACAACTCCGTGAAGTCACGGAGGTGAAAGTTGACAACATCAATAAGGCAGTTGACGCCGCGTTTGCCGCCTCGAAAGAAGTGACTGGTAAGATTGAGACTTCGTTCACGAAGCAGGTCGATGGACTGAGTGCGCAAACTGGGACAAACCTCAAGGCAATCGACGACAAGATCGGCGATATGAAGGATAGGATCACTGTCATCGAGAGCAAGACTAGCATCTCTGATCCGACGAATGCGATCACGCTCGCAAAACTGGATGAAAAAGTGTCGCGACTTACGTCGACGACAGATATTTCGGGAGGGAAGTCGCTTGGAGCGAACTGGCTTTGGGGTGTTATCGCGGGCATCCTTGGACTCGGGTTCGGACTTGGTACGCTTCTAGGGGTAATATTAAAAGTCTTCGGAAAGTAGAGGAGAATGGAAATGGCTATCGGGACGATCTTCTGGTTGCTTATGATTATTTCGCTCATCTTCTGGGGATGGGGACGGCCTTGGGAGGGAGATCGAAATGTGGGAGGAATGACGCTCTTGGTGTTTATCCTCTTTTTTCTGCTTGGGTGGAAGGTATTCGGATTCGCGATCCATGCCTAGCATCGACATAAATGACCTGGGTTCGATTGGCGTCATCAAAGACGTGCCGGCTCATATGCTTCCGCCAGAGGCGTGGAGCCTGGGAGAAAACGTCCGGGTGATTGATGATTCGATTGGAAGGGTTGGTGGGTATACGCAGGTCTTTGGACTTCCGATCATCGAAGAGGATATTGTAGACCCATTCCTAGTGGCGTTGCTTCATTTTGAAGGGGCAGACGCGTCGACGACGTTCACAGATTCATCGGCGTCGCCACATACTTTTACTGCGAATGCTGGTGCAGAGATTGATACGGCCCAGTTCGTGTTCGGTGCCTCGTCGGGGCGCTTTAATGGGCTTGGAGCGAATATTACTGGAGATGGAAGTAGTGCTTTTGCTTTCGGAACTGGGGATTTTAATGTCGATTTTCAGGTGCGGTTCAATACGGTTAGTGGGATTCCGCAAATAATCTATGATTCGCGTCCGACGGCGACGAATGGGTTCTATCCGACGATTTACGCCAATGGTGATAAGCTCACTTATTTGACAAACTCGAGTGATAGAATAAGTGGGACGACTTCACTTGTGGCCAACACGCAATATCATGTTGCGCTTACACGTTCTGGGCCGAGCACGCGGTTGTTTTTAGACGGAGTCCAAGAGGGGTCGACTTACCTGGATTCGAATACGTATATAAATGGGACGAGCCGGCCGATGATTGGTGCGGATGGGACGAATGGAACGGCGCCCTTCGACGGATGGATTGATGAGTTGAGGGTGAAGAAGGGAGAGGCGATTTGGACCGCCGACTTTACACCACCGACGAGTGCGTATACGACATTGACAACGCAACAGGTGGGGGTCACGCCGGAATTTCTGGTTGCGGTGACGACGCCGGTGACGCAGCTTTGGGTTTACACGTCACTGGAAAAAGCTGTTGTCACTGATGGAGTCGTGCATACGGATATCACAAGACAGACATTGGGGCTTGATGTCGACTATACGGCGTCAACAGGGCAGAGTTGGAATTCGACGTTCATCGGCGGTATCTTGATCTTGAACAATGGAAGTGATATTCCGCAGTTCTGGGCCACGCCGGAGACGACGACGAAGCTGGCTGACTTGACGAATTGGCCGAGTACGCTGCGGGCTCGGGTTGTTCGGAGTTTCGGTCCGTATCTGATTGCGTTGAATACGACGGTTTCGGGGACGAATCAGCCGCATAATATGAGGTGGAGTCACCCGGCTGATCCTGGAACGGTTCCGAGCTCTTGGGACATCACCGATCCGACGAAGGATGCAGGGTCGATTGACTTTCCAGATGTGGAGAGCGGAATTATCCTCGACGGATTACCCCTTCAGGGGAGATTCTATGTCTATAAGGAAAATAGTGTGTGGAGGGTGAGAGCGGTCGGGGGGCGCTTCATCTTCGATCAGGACGCATTCCTGGAAACGATTGGGTTGCTCTGCACGAGAGGAGTGGCGGTCACTGGAGATGGGAAGCGGCACATCTTCATGGGACAAGATGATATGTGGCTGCATGACGGAAACAATGCGGTCTCCGTCCTGGATAAGAGGCATAAGCGGGCACTCTTTAACACGATGGATGTGACGAATTTTTCCACAAGCTTTTTCACGATTTATCCGCTAAGAGATGAGGCTTGGTTCTGCTATCCAGAAACGGGAAATAGCTTTCCGAATCGGGCGATGATCGTCAATTATAAGTCGGGGAGGATAACGGAAGGAGATTGTAATTGGAGGCATAGTGCGGCGGGCGTCCTTCAGGCGAGTGATACAGAGCTTTGGTCGACGATTACAGGAAGTTGGGAGTCGGATACGGCGGCGTGGTCGACAGCGCAGCGTCGCCGCGTCGTTTTAGTGCGGACGGATGCGAGTGAGTTCGCCGCGATGGATGACGGAACGACGAGAGATGGAGTAGAGTTCACGGGGACGCTTCAACGAACGGGACTGGGGATTATCGGAAGGAAGCGGAATGGAGATTGGATTGAGGACTTTCAACAGAGAAAGCTCGTGACGCGGATCTGGCCGAAGATGTCGGGTGGAATCGTTTCGATTCGCGTTGGCTCCAGTCAACGTCCGGATGGGAGTGTGACGTGGAGCCCGGCGCAAGATTTCGACCCGATAACGCAGCTCTATGCGGATTTCTGCGTGGAGGGGGCGGCGATTGCTCTCGAGTTCAGTGGAACGACGCCGTTTAAGATCGACGGGTATAAGATTGATCTAGAGCTAACGGGGAATTTCTAATGACGTGGAAACCTCGTGTTGTTCCAGAAAGCTACAATGCGAAGTATTTCGAGGATGAGTTTGCTGCGCTCCAGAAAAGTTTCGTCG